AGCAGCAGCATCAGCAGCAGCACGGCGGGCGGTGGCGAGGTCGGCCTTGCCTTCGAGGGCCTCGACCACGCCGTTGCAGGCGTCGACCACCTTGCCCCAATATTCGGGCTTGGGATCGGGCTGGACCGGTTCGGCCCATTCGACCGCCTGGCGGATCACCATGATCAGATAGGCGGTGCGGATGCGGTCCCACGCCGCGGCGTCGAGCTTGTGCCAGCGCTTGGCGCGCGCGACCAGCTCGCCCATGAACCAGGGCACGTCGGCGAAGGCGATGCCGTCGTCGATCCTGGGGACCAGATAGGCCAGCCACAGCGGCATCAGGTCGGCCGGGCAATCGGTCGAGGCGTTGATGTCGGGTCCGAAGGCGGCCAGCGCGCAGACCAGCTCGCGCCCGTCATTGCCGCCCCCGCCGTCACGGCGACGCCAGTCGCCCTGGATGATGCGGCCTTCCTGCCAAGCTTTCTCGGCGCCGGCTATGCGTTGTTCGATCGTCAAGGTCATGAGGGGTCTCCCCGTATGCAGGCGGCCGATCCCGGGCCGCGCGGGATTGGTCAGGCCGCTCGCCTCGCGGTGCGATCGGCGATGCCGGCGCGGATTTGGAGGGTGAGGCGGACGCAAAAGAGCGGACCGTCGGTCCAGCGGCGGTGCCAGGCGATCATCTCGTCGAGGCACTCGACCTGGTAGGCGGCGCCGCCGTTCGACGGGTCGGCGGCGAGGCGACGGGCGGTGCTCGCGCGGGCGTCGGCCAGTTCGCCGATGATGTCGCAGCGGTCGAAGGTGCCGACGATCATCGGATCGGGCAGGGTGCAGTTCCAGGCGGCGCGCCAGATCTCGGCCGCCGCCGCCATGATGGCGATGCGGCGGTCGGCCTCGTCCGGGTCGAGTCGGCCGCCCTCGACGAGGCGCGGATAGCCTTCGACGCGGCCCTTGTGCAGAGCGGCGGCGACCGCCGCGTAGCGGTCCCAGTTGTGCTGGTAGGGGGCAATGGCGTCAGTCATCGCCCGGCCCGCCGAGCATCCGCAGCGCGTGGGCATAGTTCTGATAGCCGCCGGCCACCGCGACGGCGTCGAGCGCCTGGGCGTGCCTGATGCCCTGTTCCTTCTTGAGGCGCTTGGCGCGGCGTTTCAGGCCGTCGATGGTGGTGAACAGCGGTTGGTTCATCATCACCTCCAAAATGGAGCGATCATCCAGTCGGGCGGGCGAACCGCCGGGGTCCTCAGCGGATCAGGCCGGTCGCATCGATCGCGATGAGGATCATGGCGAGCAGGGCAACGGCCCAGTTCAGCCGGTTGCTGCGGCGGATGACGGCGGCGAGCCATGTCGCCGCCATCAGGCCGAGGGTCGCGGGGAAGACCCATGCCATCAGGACACCCGGATGGCGGGGCGCAGGAAGCGCGGGAAGCATAGCTCGTAGCTCCTGACGCCGACCGGCTGGCCGAGCTGGCGGCGGTCGATCAGGAGCTTCTGCGGGGCGCGATCGTCGCGGGCGCGGAGCTTGCCGGCGAGTTCGTCCTGGTTGTGGATATGCGCCGCGGGCACGTCGTTGCCGGCGCACCAGGCGAGATAATCCTCGTAGAGCAGTCCGATCGGGGTCCAGCCCTGCGGCAGGCGGGCGGGCTCGGTGCGCGCCTTGAACCAATCGGCGAAGCTGAAATTGAGATGCGGGGGCGGGCTGGCCTCAGCCGGCGCGGCGGTCGGCTGGCGTGATTTGCGCGCTCCGGCCGGCGCCTTGCGCTGGCGGGTGGGGGTAGGGAGAGATGGGCTGTGCATCGGTGCCTCCGTTGTTGACGGGAATGCACCTATATGCGCATACGAATATTTTCAAGATAGAATTATGCGTAAGCGCATTTTGATATTTCTAGTCTTAGGGTGGGTCGAGAGGAGAAGCGTAATGCCGAAAGACTCGACAAGTAGGATTTTTCCTAGAAGAACGATACGAGAACAAACGAGGTGATTCGCGTGCGTGATATCGGGGGCGCAGAGCGAGTTCAGCCGGGCTGTGAGGTCGGCTGTTCGACCTGCACGATCAGATGCGCTGTTACGGCCGCGTCGCGCGACTGGTTGTGGCGGGAGCTGGAGAGGTTGCTCCGAGAACGGGCGCTTCGGTCGGATCGAGCTGAGGAACTGGCTGTCGAGATACGGTCTGCGCAAGAGCATTTGGCAGAAGCTGAGCGAGCCTTTGAGCGGCTACGTCCTGATCACGCTCATTCGCCAGCATCTCCAGGAGCCCTTGGAACATCTCGGTCAAAGCTGCTTCACTAGGCAGAAATACAGGCATGTAGATCGCGCCGCCGGCTGCTCCTTGGACGGCCACTGACGGCCGACGCTCGGCTCCTTTGGACCAAAGCCGGCTGGTAAAATCCTGGAGGGAGCAGCCGGCCATTTCGGCCATCTTCAAAAGTGGCTCGCTTTTCGGTTCTGACCCGCCTTCCCAGCGCGCGACGGTGCCTTGGCTGACGCCGATCGCTTCGCCGAACTCGGTCTGATTGAGGCCGACGGACGCTCTAAGTGCTCGGATATTGGCGGCAAGGATTTGAGCCATCGCCGCAGTTAGGTCGCGCAAATCCAAATCTCCTATTCGCCTACGCATAGCACGCTTGACATGAATATTCGTATGCGCATAACCATGCGCATCATGACCAACATCCGATCCGTCCGCGAACGACTGGGACTGAGCCAGGTCGATCTCGCCGCCAAGCTTGGCCTTCATCAGTCAACGGTTTCGCGCTTGGAAAAGGGCGCTCTGCCCCTCGACGAGCGGACGGCGCTTGCGCTTGAGGCGTTGGAGCGGCGCGCTGCGGCTGGGGCCGCCGAGCGGGCGGAAGCGTAGATGGGGGCGCTCGATCTCGGTCCGATCAAGATGATCACGGTGAGCGAGCCGCGTGAAGCTGCGCAGCTAGACGGTCCGATCAGGCTCCTACGTGGGGCCGAACCGCTATCGACGCGGCTCGTCGAGTTTCCGCGAGACCACGGCCAAGGCCGCGGTGAGTTCCGCGAGCTGGGTGAGATCGAGGTAAACGGCGAGCGGCGCGCCCTGGACGGAGAAGGTGAGGCGGGCGACGTCCTCCCCATCGTCGAGCGTGCGGTGGTCGACGGCGACGCTGTCGATGGGTTGAGCTGGGGTGTTGTCTCCCGCCAACTCCGCGACTGTGCGGAGCAGCTTCGTCGCCGCGTCGACCGCGACACCCTGTCCAAGGATGAAGCCGAAGTAGCGATCGGGAGAGTCTGCCGGCGCATCGCGGTCCTCGGCGTAGAGGCCGACCATGTTGCCGTTCTGAACGTCGACGCGCAGCGCGCCCTCGGTTTGCATGGCGATAGGCATCCAATTCCCCCGGTCTCAGCAGCTACCGACAGGGTGACCGATGGCGGGGCGGTGTCAAGCCGCCCCGCCGGAGGGTCTGCTCCGAAATGAACGACGTCGGGGGCATCCTCACCGTTGGCACCGCGGCGATCCTGTTGATCGGCGGTCTCCTCTGGCTCGGCGCGCGCGTGATCGCGGCGGCGGAGCGGGAGATCGCGGTGCTGTTCGGTTCGCATGACGATGCGGATGACTCCGCAACGACCCGGCTGACCAGCGGCAAAATCGGGATTTCTGCCGGGGGCGCCCATGGCTGAGCGCTCCGATATCCTCCCGCCCGACAAGCAGGGGTTGAAGGCCGCGACGCGGGCGCTGGTCCGCGCGGTCGGCGGGCAGGAGGCCTGCCCCGGCTTCGCGCGCTACACGCGGCACCAGGCCTATAGCGAGTTCGCGTCGATCGAGCATGGCGACAAGTTCATGCCGGTCGACGTGATCGCCGATCTGGAGGCTGTGTCGCACGGCACGGCCGGGCATCCGCATGTCACGCGGGCGCTGTGCAAGCGGGCGGGCGGGGCGTTCGTCAAGCTGCCGTCGGCCGAGGTGTCGACGGCGGACTGGCACAAGGCGCTCGCCGATCTGATCGAGGAAAGCCGCGACGTGACGACCCGGCTGCTGGAAGCGCTGGGCGACAGCAGGACGCCGGGGGCGGTGACCGCCGCCGAAATCCGCGCGAGCGCGATGATCGACGAAACGGACGCGCTGATCGGCGTGGGGGTGAACCTCCGCGCGATGCTGGAGCGCGTGCTGGCGGGGGAGGATTGAGGGATGCTGACCGAGGCCTCCAACCGTCGTGATCGGCTTTCCGATCGGATCGATGCCTTCAACAGGAGCAGGACGGAACGCGCTGCCGCCCCCACGGCGGCGCAGGGCGACGGCGCGCGGGATTGCCCCCCCACTGCCGCGTCGTCGCCCGAAGATATCGGACCGCCGGTTGTCGCGGCCTGCACGCTGGGCGAGCGCCATGGCGGGCGGCTGTGGGACACGGTGCGCTGGACGGGCAACAGCACATTGCTGGTCGGACCCGGCGTCACGCTGACGCTGGGCGCGGGCGATGTCGACGCGATCCATACCGCGCTCGGCCACGCGATCGCGGCGCGAGGCCGCGCATGACGGCGCTCGCGGTTCCCAGCGCGCAGGCGATCATGACGGCGGTCGCCAATGGCCGGCTGATGCTGCCGCTGATCGACCTGACGCGGATCGGCGGCAACGGCGCGTGCGCGCAGGCCGAGGCGATCGAGGCCTGGGCGGCGCAGGCCGAGGCCGGCGCCGAGTGCGTCTATGCGATCGGGCATCTGCCGGTGTGGGCGAAGGGGCCGACGGCGATGCGGCTGCTGGCCGAGCGCGGGCTCGTCCATCCCTATCAGGACCGGGCGTGGACGCCGAAGCATTATGTGGCGCGGCGGCTGGGGCGGCCGTGGGCCGGCGCGGTGCGGCCGATCCAGATCGTGCGGCGGGTGGCGTGCCTGACCGGGCTGCTGGGGCCGCTGCTGGAGCTGCTGACCGAGGCGGCCGAGGAAGGGGCGCCGTGCCCGACCAACGCGGCGCTGGCGGCCGCGCTGGGGATCGAGCCCCGGCAGGCGGCCTATCTGATGGTCTGCCTGGTCCGCGCCGGATCGATCGCGGTCGCGCTGCGCGCCGGGCCGCCGTTCCGGATCGTCACCATCGTCCAGCGGGGCATTTCGACGGGAGGGCGAGCGTAATGGCGCGTGTAGCGATCGACGGTCTGATCATCGACAATTTCGCGGGCGGCGGCGGGGCCTCGACCGGGATCGAGATGGCGGTCGGCCGCTCGGTCGACGTGGCGATCAACCATGATCCCGAGGCGGTGGCGCTGCACAAGGCCAACCATCCGCAGACCGCCCATTATTGCCAGTCGGTATGGAAGGCCGATCCGCAGGATGTGGTGGCGGAGGTAGGTCATTCCGGCGCGCCGATCGATCCCGCGACCCGGCTTCCGAGGGTCGGGCTCGCCTGGTTCAGCCCGGATTGCAAGCATTTCAGCAAGGCGAAGGGCGGACGGCCGGTCGAGAAGGGTATCCGTGATCTCGCCTGGGTCGTGGTCCAGTGGGCGGAGCGCGTCCGCCCGGCCGTGATCATGCTGGAGAATGTCGAGGAGTTCCAGACGTGGGGGCCGATCGGCGAGGACGGCCGGCCCGATCCGGCGCACAAGGGCAAGACGTTCGAGAAGTGGGTGCGGTCGCTGCGGCGGCTGGGCTATCGGGTGCAATGGAAGGAGCTGCGCGCCTGCGATTATGGCGCGCCGACCTCGCGCAAACGGCTGTTCCTGATCGCCCGGTCGGACAAGCTGGCGATCGTCTGGCCGAAGCCGACCCATGGCAAACCGGGTTCGCCGGCCGTCCTGTCGGGCAAGCTGCCGCCGTGGCGGACGGCGGCGTCGATCATCGACTGGACGATCCCGTGCCCGTCGATCTTCGAACGGTCGAAGCCGCTGGCCGATGCGACCTGCCGACGGATCGTGGCGGGGATCAAGCGCTATGTGCTCGACGCGGCAAAGCCGTTCATCGTGCCGGTCACGCATCATGGATCGGCCGAGCGGCTGTACGACGTCGACGGCCCGATCCCGACCGTGACAGCCGCCCATCGCGGCGAGATGGCGTTCGTGGCTCCTACATTGGAGCGCTCGTTCGGGCGCTCGACTGGCGCAGATGTTGACGCGCCGCTTCCGACCATCACGGCCGGAGGCGGTGGCAAGACGGCAGTCGTCGCGCCGGTGATCGTCGGCTGTGGCGGCCGACGGGCGCAGAGCGGGCCGGTCGATCCAGACGGCCCCTATCCGACAACGACGGCCAAGGCGGATGCCTGCGTCGTCGCGGCGACGATGATCCAGCAGGGCTATGGCGAGCGGGAGGGGCAGGCGCCCCGTGCGCTCGATATCGAGAAGCCGATCGGCACGGTCGTTGCCGGCGGCGGCAAGCATGGCGTGGTCGCGGCCTTCATGGCGAAATATCGCCCGAAATCGCCGGGCATCGCCATGGACGATCCGGTTCCCACGGTGACGGCCAACAGCTTCATCAAGCGCCCGGGCGGAGCGGCCCCGCTCGCTGTCGTCGCCGCGCACATGGAGCAAGCCAATAGCGGCGTCGTGGGACACGACATGGAGGAGCCGGTGTCGACGATCGTCGGCAAGGGCTGCACCCAGCGGCTGGTCGTGTCGAGTCTCGAGCATGCCGACGACGTGGCGGCCTTCATGGTCAAATATTATGGCAATGAGGAGGACGGGCACGGCCTCGACAAGCCGATCGGCACGGTGACGACGAAGGACCGGTTCGGCGTCGTCACCGTCGACATCGACGGCGAGCCCTATGCGATCGTCGATATCGGCATGCGGATGCTCAGCCCGCGCGAGCTCTATGCGGCGCAGGGCTTCCCGGCATCCTACATCATCGATCCGGTCATCGCGGGGAAGCCGCTGACCAAGACGGCGCAAATCCGCATGTGCGGCAATAGCGTCTGTCCGCCGATGGCCGAGGCCCTCGTGCGCGCGAACTTCGCCGTCGCCGAGGCCGAGCAGGTGGCGGCGTGAAATCGGTCGACCTTTTCGAACCGCTGAGCGTGCGGATGGTCAGCGAGGAGGCGATCGAGCTGACGCTGGCGTCGCTGCGGGCCTATTGGCCGCGTCATAGCCATGTCGCCGTCGCCTGGTCGGGCGGGAAGGACAGCACCGCGACGTTGACGCTGTTGATCCATCTGATCGACAGCGGCGCGCTGCCGCAGCCCGAGCGGCTCTATGTGCTCTATGCCGACACGCGGCAGGAGCTGCCGCCGATCCAGGCCTCGGCCGAGCAGATCATGGCCTTGCTGCGCCAGCGGAACTGGATCGAGGTGATCGTGGTCCGCGCGCCGGTCGACCAGCGGTTCATGGTCTACATGCTCGGCCGGGGCGTCCCGCCGCCGAACAACAACACGCTGCGCTGGTGTACCCGGCAGATCAAGGTCGATCCGATGGCCGCCGCGCTCGGCCGCGTGATCGAGGCGCTGCCGGGCACCGCGCTGGTGATCACCGGCGTCCGCGAGGGCGAGAGCGCGGTCCGCGACGGCCGTATCCGCATGTCCTGTTCGAAGGACGGCGCGGAATGCGGACAGGGCTGGTACCAGCAGGTGCTGCCCGACGCCAAGGGCATCAAGGGCCGGATCGCGACGCTGGCGCCGCTGCTGCACTGGCGGGTCTGCATCGTCTGGGACTGGCTGCGCTTCTACGCCACGCAGCCGGAGTTCGGCGGCTGGCCGACCCGCATCCTCGCGGACGCCTATGGCGGCGACGATGCCGAGGAGGTGAACGCGCGCACCGGCTGCGTCGGTTGCCCGCTGGCGTCGAAGGACAACGCGCTCGATGTGATCGTCGGCATGAAGGGCTGGCGCCACCTGCGTCCGCTGACCGAGCTCAAGCCGATCTATCGCTGGTTGCGGAAGCCCGCGCAGCGGCTGCGCAAGTCGGGCGCCGAGCGGCTCAAGGATGGGTCGATCGCGAAGAACCCGCAGCGGATGGGGCCGATCAAGCTCGATCGGCGTGCCGAGGCCCTGGAGAGGATCCTCGGCATCCAGGCGCGCGTCAATGCCGGGGCACGGCGGATCGGGATGCCGGAACGCGGCATCGACCTGATCAATGCCGAGGAGGAGGCGCGCATCCGCGCGCTGATCGCGGCGCGGACCTTCCCGGAGAAATGGGACGGGAACGAGCCCGGCGCCGAGCAGTGGCTGGACACCGTCTATGGCGACGGATCGGTGCAGCCGATCCTCTATCGGGAGCTGGTCGGAGCATGACCTTCGGATCATTCCTTTGGACACTGCCCCCGGCAGTCTCGTCGTCATGATCATCACCGGCAATCCGACCATGGCCGAATGCGACGGCTGCGGCGAACGCGAGGAGGCCGAGGAGGCGCGCAATCCGCGCACCGGCACGCTGAGCTGGGGCTTCCTGCCCGCCGGCTGGAAATATGACCGGGTGCCTGATGGCGAGGGTGGGGGCGAGGACGTGCATCGCTGCGCCACCTGCGCGGCGGGCGCGGTCGATCCGTTTGGGGACCGGCGCGCGGCCTTCGTGGCGCGGCTCGACCATCTCGGCGCCGGTCTGGCCGCCGACATCAGTGTCAGCCTGGGCGTGCCGATCGGGATCGGGCGGCGCTGGGCCGCCGAATGGCAAGCGAAACAGCAGGAAAGGTCGGCGGCATAATGGACGACTATCTCCAGGACGAGATGCGCAAGCTGATCGCCGCGGCGCTGACTGACGATCCGCAGGTCGATCGCGTCACCAACGGCGCCCGGTCCACCGAACTGAACATCTGGTTCAAGGACGGGCGGTTCCGGGTCGTCTCGCTCCATGTGCGGGAGAGCATCTGATGGCCGACCAGAAACCGCTGATCCGCGCCGAAGATGGCGGCGCGCTCCACGTAGAGATCGTGAAAATGGTGCAGTTCCTCCACGAAGCTTCGCGACCGTTGTTCGAGGGGGCGAGCGATGTGATCGGCGATCGTAGCAAGTTGATGTCGGCTGCTGCGACCTTCGCCGGTGCGATCTTCGGCGAGCTGATCATTGCTGGCGTGGTCACCGACCAGGACAAGCGGCGGGGGGCCGAGGTGATGGCCCGCAACTTCCGCTCTGGCATCGACGCGGGCAAGCGGATGGCGCTGCGCGTCGCCACCGAGAAGTTCGGCGGGCACGCATGAACGCGCCCTTCGTGATCCAGCGGGACGACCAGCCCGACTATATCGACTTCCTCAAGGCGAAGATCGCGGTGGCGCCGGCTTTCGGCGTGGAGCTTGGCGGAAGCCTCGGCACCCATCCGATCCTGAAACCGCATCAGCGCGAGATCGTCCGTTGGGCGGTGAACGGCGGGCGGCGGGCGATCTTCGCGCGCTTCGGCCTGGGCAAGAGCGTGATGCAGCTCGAAATATGCCGCATCCTCGGCCATGTCTGGGAGGCGGGCCGGGCGCTGATCGTCTGTCCGCTCGGCGTCCGGCAGGAGTTCGCGCGTGATGCGAAGATGCTCGGCATCGAGACGCGGTTCGTGCGGACCTCGGCCGAGGTGCTTGCCGATCCCGATTTTGCCGGTGTCTGGCTGACCAATTATGAATCGGTGCGCGACGGGAAGATCGACCCGGCGCTGTTCGGCGTCGCCTCGCTCGACGAGGCGTCGTGCCTGCGCGGCTTCGGCGGGTCGAAGACCTTCCGCGAGTTCATGCGGCTGTTCGACGGCATCCCCTACAAGTTCGTGGCGACGGCGACCCCGAGCCCGAACGAATATATCGAGCTGCTCGCCTATGCCGCCTTCCTGGAGGTGATGGACGTTGGCCAGGCGAAGACGCGGTTCTTCAAGCGGAACAGCGAGAAGGCCGACCAGCTCACCATCCATCCGCACAAGGAAGCCGAGTTCTGGCACTGGGTGAATAGCTGGGCCGCGTTCGTCCAGAAGCCGTCGGACCTCGGGTTCGACGACGACGGCTATGACCTGCCGCCGATCGAGGTGCGCTGGCATGAGGTGCCGAGCGATCACAAGCTGGCGGGCGAGGAAAAGAGCGGGCAGGGACGACTCCTGAAGGTCGACGCGGTCGGCGTGGTCGACGCGGCGCGCGAGAAGCGCGACAGCCTCGACGCGCGGATCGCCAAGATGATGGAGCTGCGCGCGGAGGACCCGACGGCGCACCGGCTGCTGTGGCACGACCTGGAGGCCGAGCGCGCCGCGATCGAGGCGGCGATCCCCGGCGTCACCAGCATCTACGGGGCGCAGGACCCCGACACGCGCGAGGGGAAGGTGGTCGCCTTCTCCGAGGGCCGGGTGCAGGAGCTGGCCGCCAAGCCGGTGCTGGCGGGATCGGGCTGCAACTTCCAGCATCATTGCGCCTGGGCGATCTTCCTGGGCGTCGGGTTCAAGTTCAACGATTTCGTCCAGGCGATCCACCGCATCCAGCGCTACGGGCAGACGCGGACCGTCCGGATTGACCTGATCTATTCGGAGGCCGAGCGCGCCGTCCGCCAGATCCTCGAGGAGAAGTGGCGGCGGCATGACGAGCAGGCCGAGCGGATGAGCGAGATCATCCGCGAATATGGCCTTGGCCTGGTTGGCGCGGCCGACGTGCTGGAGCGGACGATCGACGACGGGTCGGCCTCGGTGGTCGAGGCCGGAGATGGGTGGCGGGTCGTCAATCGCGACACGGTGATCGAGACCCGGTCGATGGCGGCGGACAGCGTCGGGCTGATCGTCACCTCGATCCCGTTCTCGACGCAATATGAGTACACGCCGAGCTACAACGATTTCGGGCATACCGACGACAACGCTCATTTCTTCGCGCAGATGGACTATCTGACGCCCGAGCTGCTCCGCGTGCTCAAGCCGGGGCGGGTGGCGGCGATCCACGTCAAGGATCGCATCCGGCCCGGCGGGATGGACGGCCTCGGCTTCCAGACGGTCGACCCGTTCCATTGCCAGTGCATCGAACATTATCGCGGGCACGGCTTCGCCTTCCTCGGCATGATCACGGTGACGACCGATGTCGTCCGCGAGAACGGCCAGACCTATCGGCTCGGATGGTCCGAGCAGTGCAAAGACGGGACGCGGCAGGGGGCCGGCCTGCCCGAATATGTGCTGCTGTTCCGCAAGCCGCAGACCGACCGGAGCCGGGGCTATGCCGACGATCCGGTGATCAAGGACAAGCCGCTGTGCTGGACCGAGGACGGCGAGCAGGTGGCGTGGGACGACGATCTCTCGATGGTGGTCGGCACCGGCTATTCGCGGGCGCGGTGGCAGATCGACGCGGCCGGCTTCTGGCGATCGGCGGGCAACCGGCTGCTGTCGATCGAGGACCTGACCGGCATCCCGCACGATGCGATCTACCGTCTGTTCCGGGGCTATAACTGGGCGACGGTCTACGATTACGAGGCACATGTCCTGCTATCGGAGGAGATGGAGGCGCGGCACGCGCTGCCGACCGACTTCGCGCTGATGCCGGCGACGAGCTGGCATCCCGAGGTGTGGACCGACGTGGCGCGGATGCGGACGCTCAACGGCCTCCAGCAGGCCAAGGGGCGCGAGATGCACCTGTGTCCGCTGCAGTTCGACATCGTCGACCGGCTGATCCGCCAGCGCAGCGCGCCGGGCGACCTGGTCTACGATCCGTTCGGCGGGCTGATGACGGTGCCGCTGCGCGCCGTGAAGTTCGGTCGGCGCGGCGCCGCGGCCGAGCTGAACCCCGGATATTTCGCCGACGGCGTCCGCCACCTGCGCGAGCAGGACGCGGGCCGGGCGACCGGGAGCCTGTTCGACCTGCTGGAGCGGATGGAGGAGGCGGCGTGAAGAAGCGCGAAATCGACAATATCGTGTTCGCGGCGATCGAGGCCGGCGCCAAATGCCGGGCGAGCATCCGGGCAAAGGTCGGTAGCAGGGTGGAGCCGGCAGAGATCGTCCGCAGCATCGAGCGCTTGCGCTATTCCGGCCGGGTGCAGTTCGGCAAGATCGCGGTCAACCGGATCGAGCCGGCGCCCGTCACGATCGCCGAGCAGGTCAAGGCGGAAGCTATTGCTGCCGGCGATCGGCGGCATGCTGCGGGGAAGATATCGGCAACGGTCCGCGATCCGCTTATGATGACGCCGGTCGAGCGGGTGGTCGCTGGCATGGTCGAAACACCCGGCGACCTCTACCTGCTCGTCAAGCGGCAATGGCCCGAGCTCCTTGCCCAAGTAATCAGGCAGGCGCGGCGCAACCAAGTGTCGCCGGTGAGGCAGCTCGTCGCGACGATCGAGCGCGGCTTGTCGTGACCCGCCCCTCGCAAGATGGCGTGCTATCGCCCTCCGGGAGCCCAGGCGAAGCCTTGTGTCATGCCGGCATCGACGCGCGGCATCAGTGCGGCGGCCACTTCGTCGGTTGCCCGTCGCAGGTGACGTTCAACGTAAAGGCGCATGCCGCCATAGTTGATCGCGATATCGTCGGCGTAGTCGCAGCCGATCGCGACATCATTGATTATGAATGCCTGCTGGCCGTATATGACATTGAAGGCGAAGCGGTTGCCCTGAAAGTCGCGCAGGGCGCTGGATACGTGGCAGGCAGCGTTACGCATTGCGCGGACGAATGCGGTGATATCCGCGCCCCAAGCTGGATCGATGTCGTCGTTGAAAGCGATCCGCATACCGTCGTCGTCGGCTTTTTGCAGCAGGTCGTTGAGCAGGATGAGTGTCTGCGTAACGCCGGCCATCAAGACGGCGACCTCATCAGCCGCCATCAAACCCGAGCTAAAGAGCTTCTCGATCGTATCGAGGGACGCCCTGATCTCAGCATCGCGGATAAATTCGATGTTGGGTGTACTAGCCACTTCCCGTCCTTTCGGATCGTTACGGCCAAGAGCCTAGCAGCCACCTTCCATTCTTCACAATCGGAAGCGGAATGAGGCCCGACTGCCGCCGCTGGACCGAGCGGATGATCGCGCAGTGGTCGGCGCGGGCCGCCGCGTTGCAGGAGGACCCCGAGGCCTCGGCCGCGACGCTGCTGCGCGCCGCTTGCCTGGAGGATTTGGTGCGCGACCTCCGCCGTCGGCTCGCGGCGTCGCCCGAGCCGACGGCGGAGGAGGCGCTGCGGGCCGAATGGCGGGCGGCGCTGGCGGTGATCCAGCCCTATCGGCACCCGGCGTATGGCATCATGTTTAACCAGGGCGAGATCATGGACCGGCTGCGCTGGCGCTATGAGGACCGGCTCGGCCTGCCGCGATCGGCGGCGACCGGGCGCTGGCAGAGCCGCCCGAAATGGGCCAACGCGCCGATCGCGCCGCCGGCCGCCGATCCCGCGCCGTTCACGGCCGGGCCGCAGATGGACATGTTCGGGTGAGCGGCGGCGTCCCCATCGATCCGCGTCAGATCGAGGAAATCCGCGACCGCGTGTCGATCGAGAGTGTGGTCGGTCGCGTGGTGAAGCTGCGCAAGGCCGGGCGGGGCTATAAGGGGCTGTGTCCCTTCCATGTCGAGAAGTCGCCGAGCTTCTCCGTCTCGCCCGATCGCGGCCGGTACCATTGCTTCGGCTGCGGGGCCGACGGGGACGTGATCGGCTTCGTCATGGCGGCGCAGCGCGTGTCGTTCCGCGAGGCGGTCGAGGCGCTGGCGGCCGACGGCGGGGTCAGCCTGGGCCCGGTGCTGCCGCCCGAGGGCGGCCGGCGCGATCGGCGCGGCACCGGCGGGTATGTCGACAGCGCGACGGCCGGGCGGTGGATGTGGCGGGCGTCGCGGCCGGCGCGGCGAACGATCGTCGAGCGATGGCTCGATGCGCGCGGGCTCGACCTCGGCGCGTTCGGGATCGGCGACGGGATCGACCGGCTCCGCTTTCTGCCCGATGCGCCGGCGGCGGCGTGGCGGGTCGACGAGGATCCGCGCCGCTACTGGTTGCGCGCGCCCGCGATGATCGCGCCGGTCAGCGATGGCGAGGGCCATGTCCGGGCGATCCATGTCACCTATCTGACGGCCGACGGGCGGGCCAAGGCCGATTTCCCGCCGACGCGGGACGGGGACGAGCGCGACACGCGGAAGATGTACGGGCCGGTCGGCGGACGGGCGGTGTGGCTGTCGGGGATGCCCGAGGAGGCGCCGGGCCGGCCGCTGTTCGTCGGCGAGGGCATCGAGACGTGTTGGAGCTATGCGCAGCGCTGGGCGGCCGAGCATCTCGGCCGATCGGCACGGGTGGCGGCGGCGCTCAGCCTGGAGAACCTGCAGGGCGGGGTGAAGAAGATCGCGTGCCGCGACGGGAGCGCCTGGCGACTGTGGCGGATAGAGGCCGACCTCGACCGGGCGCCGTTCCTGATCGGCCGGGCGGGCGAGGTGCATGTGCTGGTCGACGCCGACATGAAGCCGCTGCGCGACCAGGTCGTCCAGCGCCATCGGCATGGTCGGATCGAGCGGGGCGATATCGGCCAGGCCGAGCGCGCCGACATCTGCGCGGCGCTCGCGACGCAGCATTGGCGCGCGGCCGGGGCGGCGCCGGTGATCGCGATGCGGCCGCCGATGGGGATGGATTTCAATGATCTGGCGAGAGCGACGGGAGGGGCGGCGTGATGTCGAACGCTTGGAACTCACCCAGCCTCTACTGGTTGGCGTTTTCCTTTATTGAAATTCTTATCGTATTCGACGGTCAACGTCAGGCGAGCGAGGTTCATGCTTCGTTGTACGGCGCCGATCATCGCGCTCAAATCTTCGTCGGTCGTATTGCTTTCGCGTGTCGAGGTGACCACTTTATTTGCCGCTCGCTCCAAATATCCGAGCGCAATGGCTTGGTCAGGGTGCAGGTCGGTCGACCACCTTTGGCAAATCTCGATATATCGGGCGACGTTGAAACAGATCGCGGCAATGGCACGCCTATCTTCCGCTGCGTTCGAGAAATCGTTGACACTGTATCGCGCGATAATTGCCCTTCCAGCATCGGCCCATTGATCGATAGACTCTACGATCACCCGGCACTCAAGATCGTGGCGTTGCCGGCGTCGAACTCGTTCGACCCACAAAGCGCCCCAAGTCGCCGCGAGCACGCCAAGCGCCGTTCCGCCCAACGACAAGACGCCAGAGAATATATCCTTGGGCTCCAGGCCCAGAAGGGCGGCCATCAGTACGCCCAGAATGACCACCGTTGCCATGACGGCGGCGATCATCGCCTCTACCGCTCGCTCTTTCCACATAGCTGCGCCCCCGCTGCTGTCGGAGGTGTTTATGTCGGCTGATCGGGATAGCGGCAAGGGTTCGGTCCGGGTGTCGTATAGCGTAGCGGTTGACGACGTGCTCGCGTCGGGGCGCACCTCCAAGGCGATGCTGGAGCGGCGGCTCGGCATCAGCTTCGACGCGGCCTCGCGGCTGATCGAGCGGATGCAGGCCGACGGGATCGTCTCCGCGCCCGACCAGCTCGGCCGGCGCGAGCTGCTGCCGGACGCGGCGGCGATCCGGGGGGCGTTGCCGGACGATCCGGACGAGACGATGGAGGACGAGCGGCCCGGCGTCGACGGACTGGGCGGCTTGGCCAGCGTGTCGTTTGGCGGCGAGCTGGAGGCGGCCCGCGACCGCGATATCGCGGTTTCCGTCGAGCGGATGCTGGCCAAGGTGGAGCGTCAGCGCGGGCGGTTCGACGACGAATCTCGCGAGGCCGTCCGGCAGATCGCGGAACGCGCCTTGCGGCTGATGGCGCAGCGCGACGCGATCAACGGCGACCTGCGCATGCTGTTCGGCTTCGCCAAGGAGGTCGGTTTCGACCCGCGCGGGCTGCGTGCGGCGATCACCGACCTGCGGCTCGACCAGGATGTCCGCAAGGAGCGCGAGGCGCAGCATGCCGCCTATCGCGCCGTGCTGGGGGTCGACGGACCCGAGATCGACATCGTGATCGAGAAGCCCGCCGCGCCGGTGCCTGCCGCCGCGAAGAAGATCAGCGCGCGGGAAAAGACCTTTCGGGACTCGATGGCGCTGATCGCCGCGAGCCGCATCGCCGACGCCAGCTAAGAGGAGAGCGAGCATATGGGTGACATGGGGGGAGAGGCCGGCGGCCTGCCGGCGCGGGCCGTGCTGATGGCGACGGTCGATCCGCTGGCGCTGGCGTGGAAGGAGTTGAACGACATGGGCAACGCCGCCCGCTTCGTGGCGCGGGCGGCGGGGCGGATGATCCATGTCCGCGAGTGGGGTTGGGTCGCCTACGACCTGATCCGCTGGTCGGCCGAGGACGGTGCGCGGCTCGCGACCCTCACGGCCCATGAGGTGGCGCGGGGCATCCGCGACGAGATCGAGGCGCTGGAGGCGCTGGACGACGCGACCGCGAAATCGCGTTTCGGCGAGTGGTGCACCGAACAGATGCGGAAGGATCGCATCATCAACCTGCACAAGCATGGCATCGCATCCGGCAACGCCAACAAGACCAAGGCGATGCTCGACCAGGCCGCCGCGCTCGACGAGCTGAACCGACCGATGTCGGCGTTCGACGAGGATCCGCTGTGCATCAACACCATGAACTGGACGCTGCGGGTGCGGCAGGTGGCGCCCGAGGGCGGCGGCGAGCCGGTCTGGCGGGTGGTCCACAGCCCGCATGACCAAGCCGACCTGCTGACGCGGGCGATGTCCTGCGACTATATCCCCGGCGCGGATTGCCCGAACTGGCGCAAGCATATGGAGGATGTGCTCCCCGATCCCGAGGTGCGGCGCTATTTCCAGACGCTGGTCGGCTATGCGCTGACCGGCATGACGAACGAGCAGATATTCGTCATGCTGCAGGGGCGCGGCGGCGACGGCAAGTCGACCACGATGAACGTGATCCGCATCCTCATGGGCAACTACGCTATCGCCGCCGGGGTGGAGACGTTCCTCGACACCGGCCTGCGCGGCGGCGGCGACGCGAGCGCCGACCTGATGCGCTTCTCCGGTGACGTGCGGTTGATATCGATCGGCGAGCCGAAGCGCGGTGCTCGCCTGGCCGAGGAGCGGATCAAGCAGTTCACCGGCGACAGCCCGATACAGGCGCGGCCGCTCTACGGCGAGTTCATCGAATATGATCCGCGCGGCCTCGTCTTCCTGGAGTGCAACGCCAAGCCGCGCATCTCGGGTGACGACGACGGCATCTGGCGGCGCATCGTCGTCGTCATGTTCCCGCGCCAGTTCAAGGGGCAGGCAATCGACAAGGGTCAGAAACGCCGCCTGCTGGCCGAGGGGCCGGGCATCCTCAACTGGATGCTGGAAGGGCTGCTGATGTGGTTGAACGACGGCCTGCGGCCGCCGCAGAGCGTCGTCGAGGCGGTTGAGGAGTATCGCCGCTCGGCGAACCCTTTTGGCGAGTGGCTCGCGACCTGCGTCGACACCAGCGATCCGATGGCGCGGGAGAGCAGCAAGGCGCTCTACGAGAGCTATAAGCGGTTCTGCGAGGGCGACGGCATCGGCGACCGCGACATCATGAACAGCACCGCGTTCGGCCGCGCACTGGGCGATCGGCAGATCAGCGTCGGCGGCAAGGACAAGAACGGCAACAAGTGGCGACGCGGGGCACGGCTGCGTGATCCGAACGACATGCTCGGCCCAGATGGTCCGGGCGGGCCGGCGGCGGGGCCGTCCGGTGGCGACACGGGCGGGATCGACGATTGGCCGGCGTGACGGACAGTTGACGGACAGTTGGGCCGTACTGTCCGTGTTTTCAGAGCGGTGGCGTCGAAGGGCAAAATGGAGCGGGAAAGTCAAGATGGAGAATGGCGGAAGATGATGGCTTGAACTGTCCGTCTGTCTGTCAAATGTCCGTCCCGCAAGCCCGCAGATTTCCGCCGATGACGGACAGTACGGACAGTACGGACAGTTATGTCATGACTTGCATATCCGGGCACGGGCGCATGCACGGCAATAGGGAAACTGTCTGACTGTCCGTCCTATAGAGAGGAATAGAGGAATGGAAGAATATTGGACCTTCGAGACGGTGCAGGAACGCCTGGTGGAGGCGCTCGGCTTTCTCGATCGGGTGACGCCGAGCGGCCATGATCCCTATGCCAAGGATGGTCCGTGGCGGCTGATCCGTCCCGAGTGGGGCGACTATATCGACCGCGATGCGCGGCGCGAGATGCTGGCGCGCGATCGTGGGGGCCTGCGGGCGCATGAGGTCGATCGGATGATGGAGACGCTCGGGTGGATCGAGATGATCCGGCCGAAGCCGGGCCTGCGCAAGCTGGTCGGCGTCGTGCTGCTCCAGCTCCTCAACGGTGGGAGCCAGCCTCGCTGGGCGGACGTGCGGGCGACGCTGCGGACGAACCAGTCCGCCGAGGTGCTGCGCAAGACCTATTCGGCCGCGATCACCCGCATTGCCGAGCGGCTAAATGCCAAGCTTTTCAATGGGTACACTACGTCAACCCCAACATTGTCGGCCTGATGCTGATTTTTCTATCCGAGTGTAGGGTCTGAACCGTCTATAGATCGCTACGCTTGGGGCTGGCGTGTGAGCGCGAGCATCGGGCGTTCCCCTCTCTGAACCTTCATCAGGCCCGCATCGGTCATCCGGTGCGGGCCTGATGCGTTGTGGGGCGCAGCGTCGGGGACTGACCCGGCATCGAGGCCGGCCGCCGGGTCGAGGGGGGGTGTTGGGTCCTTTCCGGCCCGCCCCCTCATATGCGGGTCGGCAAAGCGCGGGATTTCAGAGTTCACGGGCAGTTTGGGATTTTGAACTTCATGAACAATCCGCTGATGACGCAGGCTGAATATGCCGCGCATCGGGGGGTGCGGCCGTCGGCGGTGTCGAACTGGAAGAAGGCGGGATTGCTTGTCTTCGCCGAGGACGCCGATCGGCCGGGAAAGCTGTTCGTGGACGTGGTGCGGACCGACGCCAAGGTGAATGCCCGCATCGATCCGGTGCGCGGCGCGCCGCGGTCGGGATCGGCGGGATCGCCGGCACCGGCACCGGTCGCGCTTGGCGACGGCGGGTCCAACGACCTGACCAAGGTCCGGCTCGACCTGGTGCGGCAGCAGACCGTGGGGCAGGCGCTCAAGAACGAGCAGGCCGCCGGGCAACTCGTGCCGCTGGTCGAGATGCAGCGGCGCGCGACCGAACTGGGTCGGACCGCCCGCGAACGGATGCACGCGATGGCGCGCGATATCGCCGAGCGGCTGTCCGCCGAAACCGAAATCCGGACGATCGTCGCGCTGCTCGGCGCGGCGATCGACGAGGTGTTCACCGAACTGGCCGACCAGGTCGAGCGCGGCGCGCTCGCCGAGGATGAGGACGACGGCGACGACGTGCCGATCGAGAATGAAGTGGTGCCGACAAGCGAGGTGGCGTGATGTCCTATCATTATCGCCATTTCGACGCCGACACCGCCGCCATTCTCCGCCGGAACGCACGCAGCCTCGACCGGTCGACGGCGGAAGGGCTGCGGCCGCCGCCGCGAATGGACCTGTCGGCCTGGGCGCCGCGCTATAGGCGCTTCCCGGACGACGCGCCCTTGCCGGGCGCGTGGAAGAACCAGACAGCGCCCGAACTGGTCGAGATCATGGACGCGATGGCGCCGCATGATCCCTGCGAGGAAGCCGACCTGATCAAGTGCGCCCAATCGGGCGGCACCGCCGTCGTCGAGAACTGGATCGGCTTCATCAGCGACCTGGCGCCGGGGCCGATGCTGTTCGTCCAGGCGACGATCAAGGCGGCGATAGACTGGGCCGCCGAGAAGTTCTGGCCGATGGTCGAGGCGACGCCACGGCTCAACCCCGACCGGGGCGGCACGATCCGCGCGCAGGCGCAGGCCGACGGCAAGGGATCGACGACGAACAAGATCAAGTTCGCGCGATCGAACGGCTATGTCCTGCTCGCGGGCGCCAGCTCGGCGGCCGGCCTGCGCCAGCGCACCGTGCGATACGCGGTCGAAGACGATCTGGACCAGTTTCCGGACGACCTCGACGGGCAGGGTTCGCCCGAGGCGATGGTCGACCAGCGCCTCAAGGTCTATCGCAGCCGAGGCCTGTCGAAGCGGATCAAGATCTCGACGCCCACGATCAAGGGGGCGAGCAAGATCGACGCGGCCTATCAGGCCAGCGACCGTCGGCGCTACTATCTGAAGTGCCCCGCCTGCGAGGCGCGGTTCGTGCCGGAGTGGGAGGATATCCGCTGGCCCGACGGCCAGCCCGACCAGGCCTATCTGCATACGCCGTGCTGCGAGCAGACGATCCTGCACTGGCAGAAGGCCGGAATGAAGTTGCCCGACGGATGGCTGTCGATGGTGATCGACGATCAGCCGATGCCGCGGGCGATGGATGAAGAGAGTTTCCAGGCGTGGCGCGCCCGGATGCCGCAGAGCCGCCGGCGGGGTTTCCACCTGACCGGCCTGATCACGTCGTTCCAGACCTGGGCCGACATGGCCGTGGACTGGGTCGCCGCGCAAGGCGATGCGAACAAGCTGAAGGCGTGGTTCAACCTCGTCCTCGGCTATGTGTTCGAACTTAAGGGCGGCCAGCCCGACTATGAGAAGCTGAAGGCGCTTCGCGAGCAGCATTGGGGCCGCGACCAGATGCCGGTCGGACCGATCGTCGCGACGGTCGGCGGCGACGTTCAGGCGGACGGAATCTATGCCGAGACGGCCGGATGGGCCGATCATGGCGAAAGCTGGTGCCTCGATGCGCGTTTCCTGCCGGGCGCGACCGACGTTCCCGGGGAAGGCGCCTGGGCCGAGCTGGAGCAATATTGCCGTCGCAAATTGCGCTTCCCTGGTGGGCGCGAGATCGCGATCGACCAGATATGCGTCGATGCCGGCTATCATACGGCGGCCGCGCAGGCGTTCTGCGCGCGGGCGCCCAACCGCCTGCCGGTGTTCGGTCGCGCGGGATGGACATTGCCCGTCCTCGGACGCGGCGAGCAGCTCCGCTACGAGCGGCAGGGCGGCAAGTCCGGCAAGGCGTCGAAGCGGGCCGAGGACAAGGCGTATATCGTCGGTACCTTCGGCGTGAAGCTGAGCTGGTACGGTTATCTGCGTTCGACGATCAAGGCCGCCGCGACCGAGACCGGCGAGGGCCTGGACGAAGCGCCCTATGGCCGCTGTCATTTCGGACGGGACACCCCCGACGAGTGGTTCGAGCATGTCACCTCCGAGGCGATCGTATCGAAGGTGGTGAACGGATATCCGCGGCGCGAATGGCAACCGATGCCGGGCCGGGCCAATCACTGGCTCGATTGCCGCGTCTACAACATCGCCGCGGCGGAAAAGCTCATGCTCGACACGCTGGGCGAGGGCGATTGGGCGCGGCTCCGCGCCGAACGCTGCAGCCCGGTCGACGAACGGCAGGGCGACCTGCTCGACGGGCCGATCGCGGCGCCGGCTGCCGCACCTGCATCGGCCGGTACCCGGCCGGAGCCGGAACAACCCGACTATATCGACACAGATGGGGACTATCTGACGTGACGGACTATGCCGCGAAGATCAGCGCCCTGGAGGATGCGATGGCATCCGGCGAACTGACGGTAGAATCGGACGGCGAGCGCGTGACCTACCGATCGGTCACGGAGTTGCTGAAGGCGCGGGACGTGTTCGTGGCGCTCCAGGCCAGCCAGTCGGGCAGCGGCTCGCAACGGCCGGCTTCGACTCTCGTCTGCTACGATCCGGACTGCTGACATGGACCTCGGCCGCATGATCGACGGCGCGATCGCGCCGTGGGCTCCCGCCTGGGCGGAGCGCCGCATGGCATCGCGGGCGCGGATGATGGCGACCGCCGTCGGCATGGACCAGCTTCGGCATTACGACGCCGCCGCTCGCGATCGGCGCAATGCGGGGTGGAAGCGGGTTTCCTCGACGCAGGACGGCGAGAACAGCGTCTCCCGGGAGATGCTGGCCAATGCGGGTCACGACCTGGTCCGCAACAACAAATATGCGGCGGCGGCCGTGCGGCAGATGGTCGCCACGATTGTCGGGGACGGCATCGCACCGCAGGCGGTCCATCCGGTCAAGCACATCCAGCGCCGGGCGCAGGATGAGATCGACCGCTTCGCGGAAAGCAAGGTCGATGGTTTCGGCGACTGGTACGGGCACCAGAAGGTCTCGGTGCGCGAGATGGTCGTCGGCGGCGAGGCGCTGACGCAATGGCTTCCCGACGACGACGGACCTGATGGACGGATCGTCGGGCTGGAAGGGCCGTATCTCGACGCCAGCAAGACCCAGCAGCTCGACAAGGGCAGGATCGTCCAGGGGGTCCAGTTCGACCAGTCGCACAACCGGACGGCCTATTGGCTGTTCGACCAGCATCCGAACGACATCGGCGGCATCGGAAGCTTCGTGTCGAAGCCGGTAGCGGCGGAGAACATCGACCATCTGTTCGAACGGCTCCGCTTCACGCAGGCACGCGGCGTCTCGTTCATGTCGGCCGTCGCCATGTCGTTGCGCGACATCGGCGACATCGAGGATGCCAAGCGGCTCCAGGAGAAGATACAGGCCTGTGTCGGCCTGATCATCAGTCCGCCCGAAGGAGGGACGGGATCGCCGTTGAGCGAGCAGAGCTTGCCGAAGGGCGATAACGGCAAGAAGCCGCTGATCGAGAAGCTGAGCCCGGGCATGATCCTGCGGTTGCGGCCGGGCGAAACCTCGACAACGCTCAACCCGACGCCATCGTCGACGACTGTGGAGTTCATCCGCCAGCAGCTCGCGGGCATCTCGGCCAATATGGTGCCCTATCACCTGATGACCGGCGATGTCAGCCAGGCCAATTATTCCGGCCTGCGCGCGGCAATGAACGGCAGCTATTCGCTGATCGACGACTGGCAGCAGAACGAGGTCATTCCGTTGCTGTGCCGGCCGGCCGTCCACCGGCGCATGCGCCGCCTGGCGCTCCAGACGGGCGAGCGGCGCTATCTCGACGTCAAGTGGAACTGGGCGCTGCCGGTGCGGCGCATGGTCGATCCGATCAAGGATCTGATGGGTGAGATCATGGAGATACGCGCCGGCCTGAAGCTGATCAGCACCGGCCTGGCCGAGCGCGGGATCAATGCCGAGGAGCACCTCCGCAAGCTGGCTGACCTGAACGCGTTGATCGATGATCTCGGCCTCGCGCTCGACACCGATCCTCGCCGCCTGACCGACAGCGGCATCCTGCAAACCGCCGCCGGCGTGATCGCGCCCAAGGGTGACGCGGCGAAAGACTGAGGAGCACGACAATGCCGAATGCCATCACCGCCGACCCGGCGGCCGAGGAGACGCGCGCCAACATCTCCATGGTGACGCGCGCCGCCGAAATCCGGCCGTCGAGCTTCAACGCCGAGCAGAACACGGTCGAAGTCTGCTGGACCACGGGTGCTCGCGGGGCGCGGTTCGACTGGTCGCGCTGGGAGATGGTGGACGAAGAACTGGCCACCGCCCCGACCAACGTCCGCCTCGATCGCCTGAACCGTGGCGCGGCCGCGCTCGCCGTCCACAGGGCGGGCGCTCTCACCGACCAGATCGGCGTCGTCGTCGATGGGACGGCGCGCATGGAGAATGGCGAGGGCATCGCCACCATCCGGCTGTCCCGCCGCGAGGAACTGGCGCCGATCGTCGCCGACATCGCGGACGGGATCATTCGCAACCTGTCGGTGGGCTACCGCGTCCACAGCTACGAGATCACCGAAAACGAAGGGCAACGACCGCTCTACCGGGCCGTCGACTGGGAGCCCTACGAGATCAGCTTCGTCCCCGTCCCGTTCGATGCGGGCGCGCAGGTGCGAAGCGGAGACCCCGCGCAGGGCGGATATCCCTGCATCATCCGCCGCACGTCGGCCATCAAGGAGAATGACATGCCTTCTGCTACCCAGCAGCCGGCCGGCGAACCGGCCGACAACCAGAACCGGACCGACAATCCGACCACCGTCGAGACGCCGTCGGGCGCGCCTCAGGGCGATCAGCAGCGCACGGTCGATCCCGGCAATTCCGGCGTGACCCGCTTCACGGCCGCAGCGGCGCTCGCATTCGTCGATCAGGCCCGCGCGTTCGGTGAAGCCATGGCCACCCGTGCGTCGGAACTCGTCACGCAGAACGAGGAGGGGGCGATCAGCGTCGAGGCGGCGCGGTCCCAGCTTCTGCGCGACGCTGCCGAGGCGCAGCGCGCCGCCGGCGGGGGGCGAGGGGGCGCGAGCCCGGCGACGATCCCCGAGGCACAGTTCGCGGCCCGCGCCGCGGCGGTGCAGACCGCGATCCTGCATCGCGCCGATCCCGATCGCTATCAGATCGACGACGCGTCGCGGCCGTTCGCGGCGCGCAGCCTGCTCGGGCTCGCGCGCCAGTTCCTCGAGGCGACCGGTGTTCGCACCGAGATGATGGGGGACAATGAGGTCGCGCGCGACGTGTTCCGGCGCAGCGTCGGCATGCACAGCACGAGCGATTTCCCCGCGATCCTGGCGAACACCGTCAATCGGTCCGTGCGCGACGCCTATCAGTTGTCGCCGCGCACCTACCAGGCCTGGTCGCGCCGCACGACCGCACCGAACTTCAAGGCGGTCACCCGGCTCGCGCTGTCCGATGCGCCCGCGCTGGAAGCGGTCGGCGAGGGCGAGGAATACACCTTCGGCACGTTCGGCGAAGAGTCGCTGGCGTACCGCGTCGGCAAATATGGCAAGCGGATCGCGATCACCTGGGAGACGCTGATCAACGACGATCTCGACGCCTTCAGCCGTATCCCGCAGGCGATCGGCGCCCGCGCCGCGCAGGTCGAGAATGAGATCATGTATGGTTTCCTGCTCGACAACGCCAATATGGCCGACGGCTATGCCCTGTTCAGCGCGGAGCATGGCAATCTTGCGAACCCCGGGACGATCATCGATCGCGCCTCTCTGAGCAAGGGCCGGGTGGCGATGCGCAAGCAGACGGCGCCGCAGGGTGGCAAGATGAACATCACGCCGGATATCCTGATCGTCGGGCCGGAACGCGAGGAGGCGGCGATCCAGTATACGTCGGCCAACGTCATCGCCACCACCAACGCCACCATCAATCCGGAATATAACCGGACCCTGCAGGTCGTCGTGGACCCGCTGTTCGAGGATTATCGCTGGCACCTGAGCGCCGATCCGAAGCGCGGCTATGATACGGTCGAATATGCCTATCTGGCAGGCGAAGAGGGGCTGATGATCGACCGGCGCAACGGCTTCGAGGTCGATGGCCTCGAACTGAAGGCCCGCCTGGTCTTCGGCGGCGGCGTCATCGAATGGCGCACCATGTACAAGAACCCCGGCGCGGCCGACGCGGCCTAAGCGACCGTCTCTCCACCAACATTCGGTACGTCACGCACGAGCCCGGCCATCCTGCCGGGCTCGTGCCGTTTCGGCCCAGATCGGAAGGAAAATGACCCATGAAGAACTACAAGCAGGAAGGCGACAAGCTGCGCCTCATCGCCCCGGCGGGGGGCGTGGTGTCCGGCGTCGGCGTGCTGATCGGCGCGCTGTTCGTGGTGGCCGAGAATACCGTCGCGGAAGGCTTGCCGTTCTCCGGCGTGCGACGCGGCGTGGTCGAACTGGCAGCGGCGACGCATGCCACCACCCAAGGTCTGGCCGTCGGCGACGTCGCCTATTGGGACGCCGGGAACAAGCGCGTGACCAAGACGGCTACGGGCAACACTGCCGTCGGCGTCGTCACCGTGGACAAGGCATCGACCGCCGCGACCTGCTGGATCGTGCTCGTTCCGCGTCTCGCTGCCGCCGGCGCCGCCATCGCCGACCTGGCCGGCGGCGCGGACCTGCCGACCACGGTGACCAAGGTCAACGATATCATCGCCGCCCTCGAGGCGGCGGGGATCATCAAGGCCTGATCGACCATGTCGTTCTCTTCGGCCCGGACGCGCGCGATCGATGCGATCTTCGCGCATCTGGGCGAGGAGGCGATATGGGAGGGTGTCGCTGATCCCGTGCGCGTCATTGCGCGCGACGAGGATCAGCAGTTCGGCGGCGAGATAGAGATCGTCGCCGACACCCACATTCTGCGCGTCCGTCGTTCCGAGGTCGCCAGTCCGACCGCCGGGCAGGTCGTCACGCTGATCGAGAGCGGGGAGAGCTTCACGGTGATGGGGGCGCCGAAGATCGATCGCCGTAGGGTCTGGCGGTGCGAGGTGGAGCCGGCCTGATGGTCTTCGCCTTCAAGGTCAGCCATCCCAATTTCAGCAAGCTGATGGAGCAAGCCGAGGCCGACATTGCCCGAGGCGCCATGCGGGCGATGGATAGGGCGACGGTCGACGTGAAGGACGAACTGGCCGCCCAGATGGTGCAGGCGGGTTTCTCCGCGCGCTTCTCCAAGGCCTGGGACAGGACCGTCTATCCGAACAAGGGCAAGGTCAGCATCAATCCGGCCGGCTTCGTGGAGTCGAAGGCGCCAGAGATCATGGATGCCTTCACGCGCGGCGCGACGATCCGGCCGGTCAATGGATCGCGCTATCTGTGGATACCTACCAAGAATGTGCCGCGAAGGCGCGGCCGGGTCAGTATCGGCGGGAAAAATCTTCGGGGCGGTACGATGACGCCCGAGGAGGTCGAGGATCGCTTCGGCGATTTCGTGATCGTGCCGGTGAAGGGCGGCGGCCTGATCGCTTTCGTCCATGCGATCCGCGCTCGCAACAACCAGACGGAACGGCGATCGACGGGCCGGCGCAGGGCGCAGGGCCGGCAGGACCGCCTGGTGCCGATGTTCTCGCTGCGGCGGACGGTGAGAATGCCGAAGCTGCTCGACCTCAATATTCCGGCCGAACGCGGCGCCGCCAGCTTCGTCCGTTACCTTTCCGAGGAATTGTCCAAGTCATGAGCACGCGGCTCGACGTGAACAAGGCCGAGCTGGCGCTGCTCAAGGCCGCGCTGCCGGGCGCCGAGGTGAAGGGCCTCGATAATGACGCGGCCTTTCCCGACCGGGTACCGCCGAACGGGCTGGTGATCCTGCGACAGGGTAATCCGGGCGAGGCGGAGGTCACCCTCTCGCCGCTGACCTATCATTGGGAGCACCGGTCGCCGGTCGAGGTGGCCGCCTATTCGTCCGCCACCGCCACGAACAGCGAGGCGCTCGACGCGATGCTTGTCGCGATCGGCGCGGCCGTCGCGGCAGACCGGACGCTGGGCGGCCTGGTCGACTGGCTCGATGTCGAGCCGGCCTCGCCCGAAGACCTCGCCGCGACCGGCGCGAAGCCGGCCAAGGGCGAAATCATCATGCTGGTCGCGAGCTACGCGACGACGAACCCGCTGAACTGAAGGAGCACGCCATGGGCAGAGCACGCGGCGCCAACGCGCGCATGATTACCGCTTTCGAAGGGGCGGTGGGCACGCCGCCCGCCGACGGCTATTTCCAGACCCCCTTCGTCAGCAGCATGCTGGGCGAGGAGCGCGGGCTGATCGAGTCCGACCTGCTCGGCATGGGGCGCGAGCCGCAGGACCCGACCGAGGATGTCGCCAACAATGTGGGCGATGTCGTCGTTCCGGTCGATGCGCGTCATTTCGGCCGCTGGCTGAAGCTCTATTTCGGGGCGCCGACGACCAGCCAGCCCGACGCCGAAGAAGAAATCTACAGCCATGTGTTCGCGTCGGGCGCGCTGACGCTGCCCTCGATGGCGATCGAGATCGGCAATCCCGAAATCCCGACCTATGCGATGCATTATGGAGCGCGCGGCAACACGCTCAAGATCGCGATGCAGCGATCGGGCCTGCTCAACGCCACTCTCGCGCTGATCGCGATCGGCGAGGCCGATCCGGCCGGCGCGACGAAGGACGGCACGCCCACCGCGCTCGACGTGGTGCGGTTCGCGCAGGCGGCGGGGTCGATCAAGAAGGCCGGCGTGGAGCTGGGCAACGTGGTCAGCGCCGAGTTCACCTTCTCCAACGGACTCGATCCGGTCGAGGTGATCAAGGCGGACGGCCGGATCGCCGACGCCGACCCCGGCATGATCGCGGTGACCGGCGCCATCACGGTCCGTTTCGCCGACATGACGCTCCTCGACGCGGCCACGGGGCAGGACCCGATCGCGCTGAGCTTCGGGTGGGCGCGGGACGCTTTCAGTCTGCTATTCGAGGTCCCGCGCGTTTTCCTGCCGCGGGTGAAGCGGCCGGTCGAGGGGCCGCGCGGCATCCAGGCGACGTTCAACTGGCAGGCGTCGGGCGCCGAGGCGGCGTCGATGACGGCGACGCTGGTCAACGACGTGACGAGCTACGCATGATCAGGATCGGGGAAGCCGCGCCGTCGGCGCGCTGGGAGGAGGAGGTCCTCCCTGGTGTCGATATCCTGTTCGCCCCGATCACGCGCCCGGCCTGGCGCGCGGCGAAGCGCGCGGCCGCGAAGGCCCTCGACGGCGAGGGAAAGGCCGTCGGTGCCGAGGGGACATTGGCCGACGACGAGGCGATCGAGATCGGCGGCGATGCCTTCAGCCTGGAACTGATCCGGCGCGGCATCCTCGAATGGCGGGGTGTCGGCGACCTCGACGGCAACCCGATCGACGTGACGCCGGAGGCGGTCGACATATTCCTGTCCGATCCGCGCCGATTCGATGCCTGCGACCTGCGCTATGTGATGCCGTTCGCGCTGGAGCAGCGGGAGGGAAACGGCTCTGCCGGCTCGCCGAGTGGCACTTCGTCCAGGGTGATGCCGGCGAAAACTACTGCCGGCTCAGTTGCGAAGCGCGCTCCGGGCGTCGCTGCGAAGAATGTCCGTACCGGCTCCACGCGCCCGAAACGGAAGCGGGCGAAGGCGTCTGGGAGGTAGTCTCGGTCTGCCGGGGACAGATGCGCGTCGGCATGGGCGGCGCCTATGGGCTCGATTTCGGCGCGGTGCTCGCGCTGGGGGCGGCGCGGGCGGCCGACATGGCGCTGCTCGCCGAGGTGCTGCCGACAATCGAACAGGTGATGCTGGCCGCCTTGCGCGGCGAGGAAGGAGACGACGATGGCGGGTAAGGCTGTTGCGATCCGCCTGGGCACCGAAGGCAAGGCGGAGGTCAAGCGTGACCTGCGCGAGATCGGAGAAGCGGGCCAGCAGGGTTTTCGGGCAGTTGGCGATGCGGCCGAGCGCGAGGCGCAGCGCGCTCAGCGTGCCTTCGATCGGGCCTCCTCGGATATCGAGGCGGCGCAGCAACGGCAGGCCCGCGCCTCCGCCAAGCTGTCGATGATCACGCCGCAGACCAGCATGCAGATGCGGATCGGCGACACGGTCGGTACCGGCTTCTCCGATTATGAGGGGTCGGCCAAACGCTCCGCCGCCGCGTTCCGCGAACTGATCGCCGAACAGGAGCGGATGGAGGCCAAGGCGCTGGCGATTAAGGCGGCGCTCGATCCGCTGGCGGCTGCGACTGATCGCTATAATGCCGAGCTGGCCGAGATGCGCTCGCTCCACATGGCGGGCCTGCTGAGCGCCGACGAACTGGTTGCGGCCGAGCTTCGGCTCAAGTCGGCCTATGATCAGGCGACGGGCGCCGGGGAGATGGTCACCGCCAGCGCGGGCGCTCAGCGCGCCGGCATGCAACAGTTGACGATGCAGATCGGCGATATGGCCACGATGTGGTCGCTCGGCGCGAAGCCCATGCAGATATTCGCCAGCCAGGGCGCGCAGGTGCTCGGCGCGGTGCAGTTGATGAGTGGCGGCACCAGCAAGTTCGCGACTTTCATGAGCGGACCGTGGGGTGCAGCGATCCTGGCGGGGACACTGATCCTGGCGCCTTTCGTCGCCAAGTTGTGGGAGTCGGGTGATGCCGCCGAGGACGCCGCGAAGAAGCTGGCCAACTGGGCCACTTCGGCCGGCCTCGCTGAAAAATCCCGCGAGATTATGCAGATGCGGCAGGATCTCGGCGAACTCAATAACCAGTTGAATTGGATGGGCGGCCGCGATCTGGCGCAGAATACGTTCCGCGGTCGAAAGATCATTGCCGATCTCGACCGACTTTCCGCGTCGCTGCGCAGTAATGAACAACTGTTCGCGTCCTGGGAAAAGCGCGTCGAGGCGGCTGACGGTCGGGCGGTGCTACTCGACCGCATCGCTGCCGGAACTGACAAGGTCGCCGCCGCGACGCAGCGCCATCAGAAGGCGATGGAGGCACTCGATATTCAACGCCAGGCGGGCGCGATCACGGACGATGAATATGTGCGGCAGGGGATCATCTTGCAGCGGCAGCTCGACGCGGTCCAGACCGCCGACAAGGATGCCGCCAAGGCCAAGCGGGAAGCGACCAAGGCAGCGCGCGAGTATAAGCGCTCGCTGGAAGACCTGCTCGGCAGCTACGATCCGCTCGCCGCCGCGGCCCGCGAATATGCCGACGAGCTGGCGCGGATCGCGAAGCTCCAGGTCCCGGCGGACAAGCGGTCGGAATATGGCGTCGCCGCCGAGCGGGCGTTCCGCGACAAGGTGATCGCGGCCGAAGAGGCGACCAACGACAATATCGACCAGAAGATCGGCGGCATCCTCAGCCGGCCCGGCGGTATCGGCGACATGGTCGCCAATGACAATGACCGGATCAGCCGCGAGTTCCAGGACGAGATCACGGCCTGGACGGAGGCGAGTAGGAAGAAGATCGAGGCGCTGAAAGCGCCGATGGACGAACTGCGCGAAAGCGGGGAACGGTTCGTCGACACGATATTGAGCCCGGAAACATGGTCGAGCTGGGGCCGCCTCGGCAAGACCGTGATCAACGAAATCCGGGCCGAGATGCTCAAGCTCGCCCTGGTCAACCCGATCAAGAATTTCCTGTTCGGCGGCAACCTGACGACGCTGTCGTCGCTGCTCGGCGGCATCGGCGGCGGATCGGCGATCGTGCCGACCGGCGGCGGGGGCGGGCCGGGCGCTGGCATTACCTACACGGCCAGCGGCACCGACTATTTCAGCGGCGGGATGACGTGGATCGCGGAGAACGGGCCGGAACTGGTCCGCCTGCCGCGCGGCGCGCAGGTGACGCCGGCGGGCGAAACGCGGCGAATGCTGGCGGGCGCGCGCCAGCCCATGGAGGTGATGGTGAAGGTCGTGGCGAACGATTATTTCGACGCGCGGGTTGCCTCGATCTCCGGTGGCCAGATCGAGCAGGCGGCGCCGGTGATCGCCAATGGCGGTGCGCAGCTCGCCAAGCGAGATAGCGCCCGCGCGGTGCGGCAGCGGATGGGGACGCGGCGATGACGATCCTGTTGCCGACCAAGCCCGGCCTGTCCCGTGCGGAACCGGAACCGATCCGTTTCGGCGGATGGTTGACGCCTCCGCATGGCGGGGAAGAGCAGTGGATCGGTCGCCTGGGCTCCCGGATGCAATTGACCTGTCAAACGCCCCGGTTGAAACCCGATCCAGACGGTCGCCTGTGGGTCGCTGCGCTGGCGACCGCGTTCCTGACCGGGGAACTGGTGTCGATGCCGTTCCTGCAACCCTGGTTCAAGGTCGGGGCGCCGGGCGCGATCGTCGTCGAGGGGGGCGGCCAGCAGGGCATGGTCCTGCGGGTCGGTGGAGGAACGCCCCATTATGCGATCCGGAAGGGGCAGTTCTTCAGTCTGGTCAGCGGCGGACGGCGGTACCTGCATTTCGCGCGCGGGGAGACGGTGTTGAATGCCGACGGCTCGGCCGAGGTGCCGATCGCGCCGATGCTGCGGATCGTTCCGCAGGATGGCGACGCCTGCGAGTTCGGCACGCCCACGATCGAGGGCAAGGTAGGCGGCGACAGGATGTCATGGACGCATGAGCGGGCGAGGATGGCCGGGCTCGCCTTCGTGATCACGGAGACGAAATGACCACGCTAACCCCCGCGCTCGATACCGCCTTCTCGGCCCCGCAGGTCACGATCTTCGGTGCGGTGCAGATCGCGCTGCCCGATCATGACATCAACCTGCTCGACGGCTCGGCCGAGCTGACGATCGACGGCGATCGCTATACCGGTCGCGACGACATCTATGGCACGCTCGAAAGCATCGAAGACCTGACCGAAGGGATCGGCGCCGAGGCGCCGCGCTTGTCGATGACGCTGCTCCCGGCGAGCGATGCGGCGGCGGCGACGCTGGCCTCGGCCAGCATGCAGGGATCGGTGGTGTCTATCCGGGTCGGCGCGGTCGATCCGATGTCCGGCCAACCGATACCCGATCCTTTCGTCGCGTTCATCGGCGAACTGGACGTGCCGACGCTCAACCTGGACGCCGGCCGCCGGACGCTCGATTATGAGGCGGCGTCGATCTGGGAGCGGTTCTTCAGCGACGACGAAGGCATTCGCCTGTCGCCTGGCTGGCATAAGAGCGTCTGGCCGGGCGAACTGGGCATGGACTTCGTCACGGGCATACAGGAACGGGTCTATTGGGGCGTAAAGCGGCCGCAGGGGGCGTTCAACTATGTGACGACAGGCTTCCTCGTCGAGATGCTCAAGAGGAAGATCGAGTCATGAGCCGGCTCGACAAGGTGCTGGCAGCGCAGGCGACGCTCGATCAGTTCAGGGGCAAGGCCTTCCAGTTCGGGCGACGGGATTGCGTCCGCATGGCGGCGTCGCACCTCCGCCGTTTGGGGTACAAGGTGAAGCTGCCACCGACCGACAGCTATCGGTCAGCGCGGTCGGCGTTGAAGGCGCTCCGCGCCCGTGGCTTCGCTGATCTGGTGGCGGCGGTCGACGCGCACGGGCCGCGACGGATAGCGCCGGCCGCCGCGATAGCCGGCGACTTGCTGCTGATCCCCGGCGAGGGGCCGTTCGGCGGCGCGCTTCAGATCGCGCTGGGGAATGGCCGCACGGCCGGATATCATCAGGACGCGAAGGGCGTCGAAGTTTTGCAGCCGGTCGAGTTCGTGGCGGCCTGGCGGGTCTAGGCGTCCGCTATCTCGCGAGCTTCTTCTCCACGCCGTCGACGAAATAAAGGGCGCGGACGATGTAGCCTACGGCCAGCCAGAACGATCCGGCCGACAATGCGGCCGCGGTCAGGATGCCTGACCAATATTTGGTCATGAGCTTGGATTCGTCGATCTCGCCGAGATAGCCGACGGGATTGGTGACGGCCCATACGAACGCGGCCATCAGGCCGAGAGATATCAGCAGGCCGCCTGCGATAAGCGCGGCGCCGCCGGTCGGCCTGTCGAGTTGCTCCGCTTCGATGGTGGTATCGGTCATGCTTGCCCTCCGAGTCGTTACGGAGGGATCGTCATTCGCTGGGATCGGGGAGTCGAGTGGTATTCCGCGAGAGGCCCTACAAGCAGGCTTCAGTTTCTCGCTTGTAAGCCATTATGCCAGTACGTCGGACGATCACAGTTCCGCCGTTCTCGATGTCGATCAGCAGAATGGTGCTGCCTTCGAGATTGAAAGCTACGGCTAACCCCGCCGACGTTGAATATATCGACGGGTTTCCAAATTTTCCTAAGTTCTCGGCCAGGCATTGGGCCACCGCATTGGCTGGCTTTGATGTCTGGTAGGTTGCGGTGGGCGCTCGCTGGCGAACATCACTCGTCGTGATCGTCGCGCATGCTGTCACCAATAAAGCTGCGGCCCCCGCACAGAGAAATCTCATCGCCCCGTCTCCTTGTGACGGGCGTGTTCTGACATGGAGTAAACCTGTTGGCAAAGGCGCTCAGAACCGCTGCGCTAGTCGTGGGCGGCATAGCCCTCATTGCGACCGGCGTCGGTGCGGGTATTGCGCTTGCGACCGGCACTACCTTTGCGAGCGGTCTGGCAACGATCGGCTTGTCCACATCGCTATTGGCCGCCGCGTCGGCCTTGGCGACGGGGCTTTCCTTGGCCGCATCACTTGCTATGAAAGCCCCACCGATCGCGGGCAACCCAACAGACTTCATCCTCGATCCGCAGGCGCCCGCCTCCTACGTCATGGGTCGCACGAACAATTCGGGTGCGGCGATCTATCGCAAGGAGCATCCGTCGCCGGGCAAGACGCCCAACGATCATGAGACGTTCGTCGTCATCCTGTCGGGCGCGGGACCGATCGAGGCGATCGAGAGCTTCAAGGCCGACGATGTCGCCGTCACCTTCGATGCGGACGGCGCGGCGATCGGGAGCGATTATTCGTCCTGGATGTGGCAGAAGACCCAGCTCGGCGCCTGTCCGGAGCCCAGCGCCCTGATGGTCACCGCGGGGGACGCCTCCCCGCCGCCGGACTGGACCGCGGCCCATAAGCTGAGCGGCTATGCCGCCGCGATGTGGACGCTGCGGTACGATAGCAAGGGCAAGCATTTCCAGGGCGGGGAGCCGAAGCCGACATGGGTGCTGAAAGGCGTCAAGGTCTACGATCCGCGCCAGGACAGCACTTATCCGGGCGGATCGGGGCCGTGCCGCCCTTATGACGAAAGCACCTATGTCTGGGCTGGGGTCGACCCCGATTATCCGGCGGGCGAAAACCCCTATCTGCACGCGCTGACCTGGGTGCTGGGCCGCTGGCAGAACGGTAAGCGGGTGATGGGGATCGGCGCGCCGTTGGTGGGCATCGACGTGGCGGCGTTCGTCGAAGGCGCCAACGTCGCCGATGCGAACGGTTGGAAGATCGGCGGGGTGCAGTATTCGGCCGACAACAAATATGACGTGCTGTCGAACATGCTGCAGGCGGGCGGCGGTGAGCCGATCTCGCTCGGCGCCAAGATCAGTTGCTTCGTCAACGCGCCGAAGGTGGTGCTCGACACGATCACGATCGCCGACGTGACCGGCCGCGTCAGCGCGCAGCTCACGCAGCCGCGGCGCGACCGGATCAATCGGATCATCCCCCGCTACCGGTCCGAGGACCATAAATGGGAGGTGGTGTCGGCCGCGCCGGTGGCGGTCGACGATTATGTCGCCTTCGATGGTGGTGAGCGGACGAAGGAGGCCGATTATCCGCTGGTGCAGGATGTCGACCAGGCGTCGCAGCTCGCGCGCTACGGGATCGAGAATGCGCGGGAGTTCGGGCCGATCAGCCTGCCGCTGCGGTTGCGCTGGCACGGCTATCGGCCGGGCGACTGTGTCGTGGTCGATATTCCGGAAGTCGGCCTGGTGGCGCAGCCCGTCGTGCTGACCAACAAGACGATCTCGCCGACCTCGGGGCTTCCGAGCTTCACGGCGCGATCGGAAACGACCGGCAAGCATGCCTATGCGCTCGGCCAGACCGGTACGCCGCCGCCGACGCCGAGTGCATCGACCTACGATCCGGCGGTGCCGGCGCCCGACGAGGACGACTGGACGCTGGCGGGCGTGACGCTGACCGACAACGGCACGTCGATCCCGGCGCTGTTGCTGACTGGCGAGGCGAGCAACCCGATCACCGACGCGATCCTGTTCGAATATCGTGTGGCGGAGGTCGGCCTGGGCGATGACGACAACTGGACCGGCGGCACGGTCGAGGCGCCGACGATCATACGGAAGGAGATCACGGGCGTGACGCCGGAAACCACCTATGAGGTGGCGATCCGCTATCGGGTACGCGGCGTGATCGGCGCCCGGCTGATCCTCGGCCCCGCGACCGCCGGGACGATGGTGGTCGGAGGAGCGGCGGCGCAGTCCGACCTCCAGACGGTGATCGACCGGATCGACGCCTACGGCATCCCCTGAGACGGCGCGCGCACCCGCCAAGAACCTAGAATGGAGTGACCATGCAGCCAGCAGTCGAAAGCCTGCTCTGGTACAGGAATGCACCCGAGCAGAGCACGTTCATCCTGAAGGATGGCGATAATCCCTATGATCTGACCGGGCGGACGCTCCGGCTCGACGTGCGGCTCTACCCCGGCGCGGCCGGTGCTCCTCTCCTGACGCTCGGGATGGCGGGGGCGGCAACCGAGCCGGGTTTCTGGATCGAGGCTCCTATCACGGGCACGATCTATCTGAACCCGCCCAGCCTGGCGCAGCTCGCCGCGCTTCCCGTCGCCGGGGAGATCATGGCGGGTCTGCTCGACACGCTGGTCTACGACATCCTTCTCATCGCTCCGGACGGGGTGCCCGAGCTGCTGATGGAAGGAAACATCATCCTGAAAAGCGGAGTGACACGGATATGACGACCGTTCAGATCGAGCAGCGCGGCGCGCGCGGTGAAAGCCTGGCCGACTTTGCCCGGCGGGTGGGCCAGTTCGTCGGCATCGATGTTCCGCCGGATGCCACCGACCTGATGGTGGCCAACCTGCTCAGTCAAGGGCTGACGGATGTCGTCGCGGCGGCGGGATACAAGGTCATCGACCCGGTGCGGGCGAAGAGCACGGCCAACGTCAACGTCGCCAATCCGGGAACCGCGATCTTCGATACCGTCACGCTGATCAACGGCGACGGGCTCCTGCTGGGCAATCAGACGAACCCGGCGGAGAATGGCGTCTATACCTTCAACGGTGCGGCGTCGGCGCTGACGCGCCGCGCCGACTTCGACGACGCCGCGGAGGTGGTCGAGGGGGCGCTGGTCAACGTCCTGGAAGGCCATGACATGCGCGGTTCATGGGTGATGGTCACGCCCGGCCCGATCACCGTGGGAACGACCGGGTTGATCTGGCGCGCGTTCAACATTCGCGACATCACGCGCGCCGATCTCGCCAAGCCTTCGGGTGCCTCGCTCGTCAGGGCCGCCGATGGGATGAACATCCAGGCCGTCATCAACGATGCAACGCCCTACCGGGCTGGGAGCGTCATCGATATCCTGATCGTCTACGGCCAGTCGAACGCCCTCGGCACCGCCGGCAACACGGCCGGCGCGCCGACTTTCAACACGCCGACGGCGCGCGTCTGGAATGGCGCCGCATTCATTCCGCTGACGAGCTATACGCCGTCGGCCAACGACGCGACCAGCACCGGGAGCGCGTGGGCGGCGTTTGCGAACGAATATTGCCGCCGGACCGGCCGACATCTTGTCATCGTCAATGGCGCCAAGGCCTCGCAGGCCGTCGCCGACCTAGCGAAGGGCAGCGCGAACTACACGAATCTCTCGGGCTGGGTCGCGGGCGCGAAAGCTGCGATCGTCGCCGAGGGATCGACGGTCGGCAAGGTCATGGTGGCTTTCAACCAGGGCGAGCGCGACAGCCAGCTCAAGACCACCGCGGCGACCTACAAGGCCGCGCTGGCGCAGCTCTGGACCGATATGAAGGCGGATTTCAGCGCCACCCAACTCGGCATCTTCACGGTGGGCTATTACGCGACCAGCGACGTAATCTGGGGACAGGTCATCCAGACGGCGCAACGCCTGTTCGCCCGCGACACAACCGACGCGTTCATCGCCTATGACATGCTCGGTGCCTTCGGCTCGCACAACAAGCTTAAGGTCGACAGCGTCCATTATACCCAGCGCGGTTACAACATCATGGGTCGGGAGGGCGCCCGTCGCTTTGTCGAGGCGGTGTTCCCGGATACGGCGGCGCCGGCCACCGACGAGCAGATCAAGCGCTTCGGTTCGATCAACGCCCAGCAGTCGCAGGCGTGGAACCTGCATGCCGCGATCCTGCAAAAGACGACGCCGGCGCCGGCATGGAGCGTGAACCATACCAGCCCGCGCAGCCATAGCCTGATAACGGGCGTCGATGCGACGACCAGCGATACGGTGCTGAACGTGCTGCTGGCCTGCCCGGCGCGCACGATCCTGTGCTTCAATGCCGAATTCGGCGGCATCCTGAAGGCGAACAATGTCCGCGCGGCGATCGGCACGACGGGTCTTGCGGCGACCTCGACCTGGCCGACGCCCAACGCGGACGGGATCACGGTCTTGCCGATCACCTTCTATGCCGACCTGTCGCTGCGCCTGAACATGGCGACGCAGACGCTCGACAACACGATCATGAGCGCGGCGCTGGCGTCGCTGATCAACCAGGTGTCGGTGGTCTGGTCGACGGGGCAGGCCGTCATCACGCACCCGACGACGACGGCCTTCGCCACCGGCGCGATCATGGGGAGCACGGGGAAGAGGCTCCGCATCAATGGCGGCGCGACCTCCACGACCGTCGTCGTCAAGGATGGGGCCGATGCGAATGTCGACGATACGGTCAGCATCACGCTGCGGAACGTGGCGATCCGCCATATCGATATCCCGAACACGTCGGAGCTGTCGGTGTCGCTGCTCGCCGCGGACTATGCCGTCTGGTGAGATCGTTGCGATCGGTCGCCGATAATCTTCCACCGCCGATCTTCCCGCCCGCCTCGTGCGGGCTTTTTCATATCCGGAGACATTATGGCCGACGCAGGGGGACTGCCGCCGGAGATCACGCGCGGCGGGATAGCCACGGCGATCGGCGCGATCGGGACGGCGCTGGGCTGGATGTTCCGCAGCCGCGCGGCTCGGAAGCGTCGGCAGGACGAGCGGCGCGATGCCTGGCAGCGCGAGCTGGAGGATTGGCAGCGTCGGATCGACGCGGGTCGCTCCGACTATATCGGGCAACTCGAACGGCGGCTCGCCGACGTCGAGGCGAAGGAACGTGAACGGGCGGCCAAGGACGATGCCCGTGATGAGCAACTCCGTGCGCTGCGCATCTCGTTCGAACTGGTGTCGGCGGCGCTGCGCAAGATCGACGCGGGCAACCCCGCGCTTGGCCTCGCCGAGCAGCTTCTGAGGGCCGCCTTCCCGGTGGCGACGGACATGCCGGCGCCGATGGAGGACGACCTGCGGCGTCTGGGCGCGACCGACATCTGACCCGAAAACTTATAGGGAGAAGACGATGAACGAGGACCAGTTCATCGCCGATTATATTCGGCGATGGGAGGGCGGCATGTCGCGCCATCCGAACGATGCCGGCAACTGGAGCAGCGGGCAGAAGGGCGTCGGCGTCCTGCTCGGCTCCAACTATGGCGTCACCGGGCGCACGTTGGCGGCCTATCGTGGAGTCCGCGTCGAGACGCTCAGGATGGCGGATATCGAGCGCCTGTCCTTTGCGGAGGCCTGCGCGGTCGCGAAGAAGCTGTTCTTCACCGATGTCGGGCTGAACCGGCTCGTATGGTCGCGCGTCACAGCCTCGCTGCTCGATTTCGGATGGGGTGCCGGGCCGGTGACGGCCGTCAAGCTGATGCAGGATCTGCTCGACTGCGGGATCGACGGCAAGATCGGCGTCGGCGGCGAGACCGCGACCGCCTTCGCCAAGCGGCTCGCGCGCGGCGAGGCGTTCCTGGCCGGCGCCTGGTGGGCGATGCGCGAGGAATATTACGAGGACCTCGTGGCGCGCCGCCCGTCGGACGCAATGTACCTGAAGGGGTGGGACAACCGGTCTGACTATTTCACGCCCGGCCATTCCGAGGGCTGGTGGGGGAGGTTCGGGGCATGAGCGGCCACGATCGTCCGTTCCGCTGGACCGTCTGGGTCATCCTGATCGGTGCGCTCGCGATGGGCGCGACGCTCGTCTGGCAGCTCTACGGTCTGACGCCCGCGCGCTGGTGCGTGGTCCCGATCAACGCGGCGAAGATGGCGGGTACGCGGCCTGTCGCGGAGGACTGCACGACGATCGTGCTGCGCCTCCTCGACCTCAAGGACCACGCCATCACCGGCCTGCTGATCGTGCTCGGCCTATCCTTCGTCGTCATGGTCGTGACGCTGTTCAAGGCGCGGATCAACTTCAACGGACCGGGCGGGCTGGGCGGCAGCGTCGCCGGGAGGGATGAGCCATGATCGCGTTGTCGCCCAAGGCGCTGCTCGCGGGAGGCGCCGCCTTTGCCCTGCTGGCGACCCATGGCTGCGCCTATGTGAAGGGCCGCGGTGCGGGGGCCGCCTCGGTTGAAGCGAAATATGCCGGCGCCGTCGCCAAGGCCAACCGGGCGATGGCGAAGGCGCAGACCCGGATCGACGCGATCGGCGCGGCCGGCGCGGCGGCCAGTGCGGCGGAGGATCAGGAAAACAGGAGCATCATCCATGAAACGCTGCGCATCATCGAGCGGCCGGTCTATCGCAATCTGTGCGTCGATGCTGATGGCGTCGGCCTGCTCGACCGGGCGGCCGCCAATGCCAACCGGACCCCGGATTTCCTCCAGCCTGCTCGTTGATCCGCCCGAGCTGCCGGCGATGCCGCGCCAAGCGGATGGGACGATGACCGGCGCGCAATGCCTGGTCGGGCCGCTCGATCTCTATGCGGTGGCGGGAGCGATCCGGCTCCAGCTCGTCACCTTGCAGGCGCAGCTCCGTGAGGAACAGGCGGCGACGGCGGCAAGCTCTGATTAA